CAGTACGGTCAATCATGTCTCTTTCAAAATCATTATCCATGACTCACCCCATCTCATAAATTATCGACCCACCCATTGCAGGATGTCCATGACCCTCCATCATTTGATGCATAGTAAATGTTTCTCGAATTTAAATGAATAAAAGTATGCAAACGATTATATTGAAAAGCCTGTAATTCAGCTGTATATACAGATGCTTCCGCTGCTAACTTACATGAATGACCCCCACTATTTGAAGAATTGTACAGAAGACATTCTATAATATAGGAGGTCTCCGGAATGTGATCCGAAACATCGTAAGCCGTGAAAGTAGATTCTCCTCCTGTAGAGCCAGAAGCGATCTGATATATAGTACCTATATATTTCGTATATTTCCCATGCTGGATAGATGCCAAAAATGCGTTAGAGTTTCCATATCTTAATGCGCCAACTCTTACAAATTGTGCGTATCCAGAAGGAAGCGTTGGTGCTGTTGATGAGGTAGAAGCCAGGCAACATAATCCTGATGTGCCATAGCAGAGAAATATATAATACCAGGTACTTGCTGTTAGACTCCCAGTGTCCAAACCATTAGCTCCGGAAGTTGAAACATCCAATGTAAGTGAAATAGATCCACTGCCAGTAAATGGGTTATTTAATGCAGTAATGGAAGCTGTTTTATTCCCTGCAGAGGCATCCATAATAAATTGAGTAAATGAATTAAAATTTATAATAGTTCTTCCGGATGCTATATAAGCAAGATTCTCCCAAGAGGTTACTCCATCACCAACCTTTATTTTTGCAGTATCAATTTCAACGCCAATTTCTCCTTTGGCAAGAATAGGATTATTAGATGTCCATGCAGAAGCCGTCCCCGTCTTATTTTGTATAGTAGCTCCGCTGAAAGTTCTTTTTGCCATTAGGATTCCACCGTTCCGCAGTCAATAACCAATGTGTCGCCAGACATAACAACATCTGCGCCATCAGATAATCCTGAAACTGATTTAGCTGCAAAATTAGTGTTAAAATTGGCAGTTGCCCTAGCCGTTGTAAAATACAAATTACTGCCTTCGGCTACATTATCTGTTGTAAGAACGACTACTCCAGTTTTCCCATTAACCGAAGTCACCGTATCAGTTGGTGCTGTTAATTGCACCCAGTTAGATAATGTGCTTGCAGGTGTTGCTTTCAGCATAAAACTTCCTGCACCATCTGTCCGGGCGCATACATCACCGACATCTGCCGATAATGCCAGCATTGCAGTCTGCGAAGCAGCAGTGTAGATGTTATTGATGGCCATTGCAGGAATAACACTTGAATTTAATTTTCCACTACTATCCAACAGCGGTACATTGCCAGCTTCTGTACCAACAGACTTAGACGCAGCACTTCCAGCATCAGATATTTTAGATAATGTGAGCGTCGGAATATCAGACGCTGTCAATGATGTCCCCGCAGTCACAATTCCTTTGGCATTCACAGTGACTTTAGGATAAGTCCCCGCAGTAACCCCAGATGAGACCAACGCCAGGGCAAAAGTAACATTCTGAGACCCATTAAATGTATTATTTCCGGAAACATCTCCAGAGAAAGTCAACGTTCGTGCTGTGGCCAGCGCATCCGCTGTAGGAACATCAGATACACTCATAGTCCCATCAGATCCAACAACTACTTTGCCGGATCCTGCAGATTGAGACTTGACACCGCCAAGCACAGAGGATGTCGCTGTGGGAAGTGTATAAACGACTGTTTCTGATCCATCAATCAATAATTGTCCATTACTAGTACTCGCTTTTACAATCGTGCCAGCATATGAAAGATCTGACCAGGTATTCACACCATCTCCAAATTTGAAATGGGCGGTATCATTCTCCAGCCCAATTTCCCCCTTGGCAAGAATAGGATTATTGCTTGTCCAATTTGCAGCCGTACCATTTTTTACTTGTAATGTAACATTCAATGTCTTAGCCATTTGTTCCTCCTGTTATCGTGTCAATTTCCTTATAATCTCTACCTACACAATAATATCTGCTGGCACTTTCATCCCACCGATAAGACGCATTCTCACTTTGATCAATATAGATCTTATTTGAATCGCCACGATTAGGAAATTCATAAATACTGGCAAACTGTAAAATCTTAGAGTTATCAACCACGCCAGAACTAAACTGTCCTGAAAGTATGCTTGCTCCGCTTAAAATTCCTGTAAGATTATGTGCCATCAAAAGTTCACCTCTTCACGAACGATAAATAGTTTTGGACCTATTACTGTGTCCGTGTATCCATTAGCCATTTGAATTTGCACATCGTATGTATAATTGCCGTAATCAAGACTCTCTGTATCTACAGGATTTATGTATAGCACTCCATCCGTAATTTGTTTCTGAATCAGATGTGCAGACACATCTGTACTTGATTTTACAGTGAAGGTAATCATATCATCTGCTGCCGGTGTATAAGTATTTCCATCTTTGTCTTTTAATGTCAATGGGAAAATACCACTGTCTCCACGGGTAATGTATATATTGTTATTTAAGACTTTGTACATACCGCTCACCCCTTTGATATCTGATTAATTCCCAACTGCTATATAATCGGCACCAGATGCAATAGAAACATTGCCGCCATCGGACCAGTAGAAGTTCACATTCATACCTGTTTGAGTAAGATTAGTCTTGGTAACAATCAGGCGATCACTGGAATTTAACGTAACAAAAGCCCCAAAAGCAGCTGACGGGAAAGCTAATGGAAATGTGACAGCAGTAGCATTACCCGTTGAAGATGGCGATGAAACACGTCCGCCCTGAACAATCAGCACTCCGGCGCCCCCAAGTTTTGCCCACCAACTAGTAGGGGCATTACTGAAATCGCATGAATATATAGCACCATTCTGCAGACTTAAAGGAGCCAATATACTAGAAAGAGATTGAAAGGTCCCCGCGCCCGTCAAGAGATCTGACTGTTGTCCTGCTGTTGGTGCAGGCACTGCACCCATTGTTCCTGCTGTAGTCGATGTAGCCCCTGTAAACGCAGATAACAAAGCAGAAAGTTTCTGGAAGCTACCGCCACCTGTCAGCACCGCATTTTGTTGTCCTGCTGTTGGCGCAGGAACAATACCGGAAGATCCTGCCGCGGATGCTGTAGCCCCTGTAAACGCAGATAGCAAAGCAGATATAAGCTGCCATGTTCCGGCACCTGTCAGTATTTTATTTTGCTCTCCTTTTGCTGGTGCAGGCACTCCGCCCATTGTTCCTGCTGTAGTCGATGTAGCCCCTGTAAAGGATGTCAATAATGACAATAAATTTTTAAATGCCCCAGATCCGGCCAATACATAGTTTTGCTGACCATGGACCGGGGCAGGAGTAAGTCCCTGTATACCATCTTGGCTGTCTGTAGCACCTGACATAATATTGGTATCAATAGCCTTTTTCAGCTCTGCATCAATCGTATCCATATCTGTATTAAAATCAGCAATATTATAAGTATCAGTCTGATCCGGTTTTGTAAGTCCATAGTTTGTGGTTTTTGTTGCCATCAGGTAAGCACATCCTCTCTTAATGATTGATGCGTATGTTTAGCACATTGTGCATGTGTATATAACGCTTTAATATCTATATGACGGTTAAAATTAAGCGTAACAGTAAGCAAAATATTTTTCGGCACAATGCGTTCCAGCATTTCTTCTGCACTTTCGAGCTGTGATTTAACCCCCAGATTTAGTTTGAAAGTCATGGAATAATTAGCAAAATCTGTTGTAATCTCATAACCTCCAGTTCCGCATAGCTCATCAAGCAGATCACACAATTTTTTATAAGTATATGGTCGGTTGCCTTTTAAAAAAGTCAGGATCCGGAATCTTCTGTCATCTAAACTGTCTGTCGCTTTCGGCACTAAATCCAACATTTTCTCCCATTGTTCCAGGCCATATTCTGTCATATAAGTAATAAATTGATTATTAAAGATATCACACAATACATTCCAAAGTGTGGCAAATTCGGTATTCTCTGCAGCAGTCAAAGCCAATACTGAATTGATCCTGTCAGTTACTGCTGGAAGAAATTTTTGTATATTAATTGCTCTTGATAATTCTAGACTCATTGATATCACCCTTGCGTTAAGGTAAGTGTCCCCAATGTGGGAACTGCTGCCGTATCCAAGTCAACTTTGTCAGATGCACCATTAATTGTTGTTGCTGTAATATCGGTAACACCTGTAACTGCCAGTACTGCACTCTGTATATAGGCTGTGCGGACTGTCAGATATTCTTTATCACTCTGATCGCACCAATTCTTTCTCAGTGTCGTAAAATATGTATTGATTGCTGTTTTAATAGCTGCTTGCACATCTGCAACTACAGTTCCAGTTTTTGTGGATACTGTTGCAGCTACATTCACAGTAGTGCTGGTTGCACCAACAACCGTAACAGTATGCCCAATCGGTGCAATTCCTTCACCTGCCCCCTGCGGTGTAGGATCGATGTCATTTTGTAGTGTCGCAATAAAATCAGAATTGGGAATAGAATAATCAGAATCCAATACAACGCATTTAACAGTTCCTCCGCCATTCCAGCAGCGATAAACCTTCACACCGCCAACGCCAGATATAGCTGTGACTTTCTCCTGATAATCCGCACCATTACCACCATAAGCCTGACTTTTTAATGCTTTAAAATAACGTGCACGAAATGTCTCAGTATCTTCTACATCTTCCGCCGGAGTAATAAGCTCTGTAATGGAAGCAGATGTTAAACCGCTTATATTTCCAATAGGCGTAATACTTCCAATACATGAATTACCAGTTGTTCCTGCTGTTTCGCAAGTCATTGAATAACTGTGTGTTGTATCATCCAGGAGCGCTGTTACTTTGAAATTAATCGTGCCAGAATTAAAGCGGCTCCCAATGGAAACCGCCTGATTAAAAACCGCCTTTACAACTGCATAAGTTGCATCATTAGGCGTTATATTGAATTCTGCCGCCCGAAGTATTAAATAATCCCGGTCAGCTGTAGTTGCAAAAGTCTGCTTCAAAATTGTATCAGCCATAATATAAGCTTCTCCAAGCTCAATGCTAGCAGGAGCTGTAGCGTCATAAATAATGCTTCCTTCACGTTTATCATAACTGTCATCTACATCGGCCAGCATTCGCTTCTCAATTACATCAGATGTTTGTGTTTCATACAACGCCAGTCACCTCCTTCGTGACACTGTTTATCGTTCCATAAATTGTATGCACATCGAAAGTGACCGCTACATCACCGCCGCTATGAGAGAAGCTAAAATTAGCAACTGACTTGATGCGGTCATCATTGGTAAGTGCTTCTGTTATGCGCCGCTGTGTTTCTGCATAAATAAAAGGAATCGGCTTGCCAATTAAATCAGCTAACTCGATCCCATAATTCCACGAATAAATTACATAAGCATAACGCTCAGTATTGAGAATTTTGAAGATTGCCTGCTTTACAGCAGCTAATTTATCACAGAAACCATGAATTTGGCCATCTCCTCCACTGGCATCATCATAATTAACACTATAGGTATAAGAAGGCTGTGTTCCTATCGTCACAGTCGCTATTCCATCATTATCAGGTAACAGACTGTTTGCCATCACTGCACCCCCTATCCGGGTTATAGAGCCTATCTAAAACAATAAATTTCTGACCTCCTTCGCATCGACCTAAAAGGACATTATCACCAATAGACAATTCATTATGCACCCGAAATGTTTTTTTACCTGTATAAGCATGATTATGACTTTCGAATGAGGGATCCCCATTACCACCAGAAGATGTCTCCGTATAATGATTTACATCCATGTCAACTGACCATAAGCATGTGTTCTTTGTTAGTATAAGATTATCAGCCGGTATTTGTATTTTACTTTCCAACTGAATAATCAGCGGATCTGTCTGCGTTACAAGTCCTTCTACAAATCCAGCAGGAACTGCATTTTCAATTGTATCCCTGGCTATTTCTTTCATGAGATTAGTTAGTTTAACGTAATCATTTGGCATTTTATCACCTTAACCCATCCGAATTATTTCTGTAGGCGCAGAAGATCCGTCATAAGCTGTATTGCAATTAGGATAATAGCATTCATACCCCAAACTGCTGCTATTTCCATAACAGCCACCTGCACCATCTGCTACCGTCACATGATCACGATTTCCATAAATCAATATATCTCCTTTGTTGGCAGAACCATCATAAGCCTCAATGGAATAGCCTTTATTGGCCAAATCAGAGCAAAGAGTATCTACATTATCCACTCCTGCATCATATTCACTGGCAAGGTCTGTATTGTAATAGCTGCCGATATAAGTAGCCGTATCTACACATCCTTCATTGCCAAGTGGTGATATACGCCCAGATGCTGCATCGAATCCAGCATCTACAAGTGAACTGCTCGTGCTGCCGCTTAACGTACCATTCGAACTGCTGTTTTTCGTTTTACTATCTGCAATTTCTTTTACAATAGCTGCATCATTATCATAAGTCACCTGATAATTTCCCGCCGGCTCTACATACAGCACATCAATATCCATACTGTGAAAATTTTCATAAAAATGATGTACCACATTTGTTACCATCAAATAATTGTTTAAAGTGATATCACCCAGATCCAGCTGTACATAAACTAGTGATCCCCCTCGAACTCGGACATCCCCAAATACATCTCTCAGTCTGATTTCACGCGTTTTGCAGTCATGCAGGGTTAAATAATATTGCGCGAACTGTACCGGATACAAATCTTTATCATCGGGTCGGATAACATGCTGCAGCCTTCCCCACTGTGTAATATGTTCTGTATCACTGGCAGCACCTGTCATGACCAGCGATTCCTGATTGTTGCTGTTCGGAACTTTACGGACAATCTTAACCATGTTATACGTATCATTGTCAATGCTTGATGTATAACTGTAATCTGACATGACAGTATCATCAATGAGCAAATCAAGTTTCATACTGCTTTGCGGGGCCAGTATGATCTCTCCCGCATCATCATAAATATGATAAAAATAATGTCCCTGTGTATTAATAAGTGTCTGATCAAGAGCATACATAATGACATCGGCCAAAGTCTTATTGTCATCAACATGACTGACTTTATACTGTGTATTGGCAATAGATCCTTCTTTTAATCCATAATCTTTGCAAATCATATCCAGCACTTCATTAGCAGTCTTATTGCTGTAAACATAGCAGTCCGAATTTTTAACAAGATATATCAGTTGATCATAAGCAGTTACTCTAATAATATTTGTGCTTCCCTGGCGTTGCTTTTTAAAAATAGTCCCTTTAAAAACGGTTGTATCATTGACTTTAAAAGTAGCTGGATCGCCTTCTGTAAAATTCAAAATACTGTCTTTTGGCACACTGAATTCCAACTTGGACGGTGTACAGTCTATACCGCGGGACAGATTTACACCATCCAATGGATTGACTAAATATTGATCCGTATTTTTATTCCCATTATCCTCTGTAGATGTATGAGCAATACACAACTGATAAGAAAATGTTTTAGCTGACATTGTTTTCTTCCCTGATGGTTATTATCTGTCCTACTGCAAGAGCAGACGGAACAGCTATTTTATTTAATTTTTGTATGAATGATATGCTATTCGCCACACTGGCAACAGCAGATACACTTCCAAAATTCTTTTTAATAATAGTTTGCAAAGTATCTCCTGATTTTGCCGTTACCTGCGTCAATTTAGTCAATCCATCCGTACTACGTGTATCGGTAACCGTTCCATTCTGCGTGCCTGTAGAATCAGTGGATACATCAATTTTTTTCGTTCCCCAGTCCTGATACTTTTTAAGATGGATCAGAGCATACATGTCATACCTTTCATTAGCATCTTCTTTCAGCGTATATTCTTCCAGAGAAACTTTAATATCTTGAATGCTTAATATCTCTCCGCCGTCTGTCATGCGAACCATAATAAATACGAATGGCTGCTTTGCTTCCTGAAGACTTTGTAATTTCTCTATGTAGACAGACGCTTTTGCATCACTTTCAAGAATAGATTGGTTAAAAGGATATGATTCATTGGGGAGCAGGATCTGAAAATTGATATCCGTCAATCCAGCAGATCTCAATATATTAATTTCTCCATCATTCAACAAATTGATGATTTTATTTCTTCCCTTTATTCGTGTATCCATTTCAGCTGGAGGAATAGGCACCTGCATATCATCTAAAAACATATAATACATTACACAATCCCCCTTGCTGAAATACCCTTTCTGGTAGCTCCAATCGCTTCTTGAATACCCTTCACAAGATTTCCCGTTATACCTGTCAAATCTACATCACTGGCTATATGGTTCTCATTTTTAATATTAACAATAATATGCTGTGCCTGATAATTCTGGAGGACACCCTTTTGTGCTGTTTCTCTTAATGCAGTAATTTCTTCATCTGTCATTTCAATTTTATCAGCAATTTTTTGAGTGGCAGTCCCAATCTTCCCAACTTTTTGATTAATATCTCCTGCTGTATTATTCAAATCTCCAATACCACCACCAGCGCTTCCGATGCCAGAATTCTCCATATATTGACTTACATCCGGCATTTTTGGCGCAAGAGCATTAGTTATATCCTTGATAACCGTTCCATTACGTATGGAATTTGCACCTGCTGCTCCTATTCTGCTCCAATCAACATATCCAATCTCATTAACAGGTGTAAATCCTGTATGAAATAGCTTATTACTGAAACTGGCAGCCGTATTCATTGCCCGGATAAATAGATTGATAAATCCAATGATTTTATTAACCGCACTCTGCACTATACTAACAATGCCTTGCCATGCCTCAGCTGCCATCTCACGTGCTCCGCCCATAGCCTGCGACATTACGGCCAAAGCAGCCACAACTCCCATAATGATTGCTGCCACCCAAAGTGCAGGGCATAAAAGCATCACTCCATTTAACGCCGCCTGCCCAATAGTAGCCAGAATGGTACCTGAACGATAAGCTAACATTGCAGATGCGGCCGCATAGATGACAACCCGATGAACTGCTAAAACTGCATTTCCAAAAGCTACTACCGCCGTATGCCCAGCTGTAGCTGCCGTAGCAGTACCGGTAATAGTCGCATAAGCGGCTTCAGCAAATCCAACCGCTTTAAATCCTGCATAAACCAAGCTGGTCGCTGCAATAAGCGGATAAAAATTCTCTGCCAATGTGATGACAATACTTCCGAACCATTCAAATAACTGGATCGCTTTAAGTACGCTGTTCGATATAATGGAAAATGTTATTGCAATATCACTTCCGATGCTTTCAAGGATGTTTAACTGCCCGCTTGCCAACTGCATTTCTATACTATCTTTGATACCAGCCAATCTGGAACCTAGTTCACGCCACGCGGCACTAAGCTTATTTAATGCCTGTACTTTCTGACCTTCAGGAGTTTTAGATAATACTTCATTCATATTACCAACATTTTGTGTAATCACTTTGGCCAATAAAGCCGCACGTTCCTGCTCTGGCAAAGTTTTTAACAGTTTTTCATCTTCATCAGACAAAGATATGCCGACACGTCTTAATGCACCTGCTTGCCCATCCATAACACGGCCCATCATATTGGCAATATGAACCATATCTTCATCTGTTGCTTGATATCCTCGCTGTTGTACAGCAAGATCATTCATGGCCGGAATTAAGGATTTTAGAGCAGCTGTGCTATGAACAAAAGTCGCCATTTGCTGTGCACCGGCCGCCTGGATACTCACATCAACCACTCCGAGATTTTCCTGTGCTTCCATAAGATTATTAATACTCTCAACCATTTCTTCGTTGGCGTCCATGCGTTGGTGCATAATCGTAATTAGTTTTGCTTGCTGTTGTGTATATTCCTCATATTCAGAAATAGCTTTATTGACAGAACTTACAACAGCTGTACCTATAGCTGCTATACTGCTGATTCCTGCTGTCAATCCGACTAATGAGCCAAGACGGTTTAAACGTGAAAGTCCGCCATTCAGCATATCAACACTGGAACCAATTGTACGAATAGCAGGGCTGACATTATCCGTAGCAGAGAACTTTGTATTAACCGTCTGGCTACTGTCCAGCATTCTTCAACACCTCCTTTTCGTTTTCGTTTTCGACTTCACAAGATGCTATAATGAACAGTTTTTCATTTTTGCTCAATTTCAGAAATTGAGATGGCAATATATTATGTCTTTGCAGTGCTATGTGGGCGGCAGCCCATTCCCAATCGTCGCCGCCCCGAATTAGTTTTTTATGTCTTTAATAATACTGGCTGCTCTTTTCATCAATCCATTTATTTCCTGCACTTTAACTCCCAGCAGACTGTATTCGCATCCTGTCAACATTTTTGATAACAATGCAGTTTTTCCATGAACATGATAACTATCCTGCAGTTCAGCATTTCCCAGTTGAGGATACACAACACTTTCTGCGATCAATAGATCCAAATATTTTTCATTATTGAATTTATTGTGATCAATGCACATCCCTTTGATTTCTTTTTCAGTTTGTATGCTGATAGGCCGAAGTATCCATGCAATCGGTTTTCCTTCTTCATCTACAATTCTGTCAGATGCAATATATTCCGTATCAGCAACAGGTTTTATTTTCGGGGCCATAAAAGCTTCTAATGTCATATTCTGCTTTGTATCCATTTAGCATTTAACCTCCTAAAAAATAAGAGCAGGTGTTATCCTGCTCTGTTATGCTTTCTGCCCATCCAAGAGAGTAAATTCTTCCGGAAGTTCAAAGCTTTCAAAAGTAAATCCAGATTCTTCTTCCATAGCTTCATCGCCGCCTGCTTCCGCTTTAAATATTGTCAGATCATCTAAATTACAACCTTTTAAAACAACAGTCTGCTCCCCGGCCGAACTGTTTGGATCATTATTAATGCCCGTCATATCAAAATAAAAGTCTTCACCGGTATCCTGATATTTTTTTAAAGCTTTCCTAAAAATAGAAGTATTGTAGTAAAATTTTGCTTTTCCCTTATATTTCAAGATACCGGATTTATGGCCAGCCTTTACAGTTCCCATAATGGATATTTCTTTTTTCGATTTTTCACATGTTGCCTCTACAGATTTTGCCTGCATAAAGAGATAACGTGTGCCGTCAAGCGTAATATAGCAACTTGCATCACCGGAAAAGATTGTATCTTTTGCATTTAAAAGAGTTGTTGCCAATGCCATTGTTCGTCACCTCTTACTCTACATATACATACATGTACAATTTTTCCATCGCACATGTCGGATTGACATTAAATGTTGTAAGAACAGCTTCCTTTTCATCACCAGCCGTTACTGTGATATCACTGGTATCAAAATCCTGAATCGCTTCAATCTGTAATAACTGTTTTGCATAATCACATAGATCATCCCAGAAATCAGTACGGCCCGCCGTATTGTTGTTCACTTTCCCAAGATATGTCTTCTCAAATAAGAGAGCTACATCATTGCCAATCTGATCCAAAACGCGGATTACCTGATTCAAACTAAAATCACGGGTCTTGTATTTAGTAAAAGAAACGAAGCTGTTGATATCCTTCAAAACTCTGACCGTGCCATCTACGGAATGGAAAACCAAATATCCATCATCAATATCACTTTCAAGCTGTGATGCCTTTGTATCACATACCGGAGTAAACTCCCCGTCATAGGTCTTATTGGTGCAGGACCTATTCACGGCGCAGGATGCTTCTGCTCCGGTCAGCCAATAAACAAGACTTGATGCCGGCCATCCATCATCACTGACAGATGTATCAAGATTGATTATACCTTCATAATCCGGATTATTCATTTGAAATCCCACAAGTTGAAATTTCGCACCCACATCATCACGCATTCTCTTAACAAATGCCAGGTATAATTCTTTTACGGTATCATCTGTAGCAAGACATCCCAGGGTATTAAAGCTGTAAGCTTCCAAAGCCGTGAGAAATGCGCTGTGAGATTCTCCTGTCGCTGCATTACCATTAGTTCCACCTGTCAGAGTTGTACCTGCTGTCACTGCCAGAGTTGCCCCTGAAGTCCAAGTGACATAATCATTATCAGTCAATTCGCTTATATCACTTACGCCACTCTGCTGATCCACTTTATCTCCATCAAAATAAGTAGTCACGTCAAATTTACTTGTATCATCAACATTAGCTGCTACAATGATTTGAATATTATTCCCTCGTGTTCCGGAATATTTCGCCTTTGCAAATGTGCAGGAAGCCTGTACGCCACCACTGTTTAAACGGTAAAAATATCCGGTCTTTAAATTTAAGAATAGGTCACGAAGACCTTTCATTGCATCATCTGTATAATCATAACCAAAATAAGGGCGCGGATCTTCCTGAAAATCCTCCTGCGTCACAGTGAAAATACTGTTGTCAGGACCCCAGTCAAGTTCAAGTCCTAATGCTCCATACCCACGATCGCTCAACGTGGAACTGGCACTGGCCACACTCTGAAAATTGATATAGGCCCCAGGCAGAACTTTATTTTGCGTTAAAAAAGTACCTCCACCAAACATTATTTAACCTCCTTCCCCATAAATGTCTTAATAGCTGCATCAACCTCTGCAAGTGTATATGATTTATCTTTATCTAAAACTGCATAAATTATATCTGATTGATTCCTGTATTTTTTGCTTGCTGCCAGCTGTTCACGAGTAAAAACAGGATCGGCTGCTGTGTTTGTAGCTGTGTTTGTAGCTGTGTTTGTATTTGCCGTTGTCCCTGTAGTTGTATTCGCCGTATTTGCTGTATTTGCCACTGCCGTATCTGCCATATTTTATTCTCCCTTCGTATTTGCAATCAGTGTATCAGTTTCCATAATGGGATCTGCATCAACTGGTTTATAAAGACTGACGCTATAACTCACTAAAAAATGCAGTGCATTGTCAATATAGTCGTATGACATCTTGCTACCCTTAATATTCCCATCAGAGGTGCTGATATTATCCAATATTGTCATAAGTTGATCCGCCATGTCATAGGCATCCGGCTTTGAAAGTGTAAAGTAAATCACATCGAAGGAATATAGCCCTGTATATTTATTTCGGATCATTCTTGTATATTGAGTTTCCACAAGGTTGATAAAGAAACTGTCTTCTGAAAAGCCTTGCTTTAATTCTGATATATTGACTTCATGTCCCAAAGGTTGCAGCGCAGTGGCGATTGCTTGCGCTATAGTATTCGCCGTCATGACTTATACCCCATTTTTGAGAAAAATATTTTCATATGTTTATCAATAATAGCTGTCATGTCCCTTTCTACTTCTTCACATGATATTTTCATCATGTACCGACCTGGAACAAAACCTTTTCTTAGTCCTGTTTTTTGATTTATTCTGGTGCGATGTCCATATTCCACATACATCGCATATTTAACATCATTAAAGAGTGTAACAACCCAGTTATTGCCCTCTTTTTCGATATTAGTAACTTGCCACCCACGGCGCAGATGTCCACTTAAAACGGGTGTCTTTTGCTTCGTTCTCCGAAGTGCAAGGCTCACCGCTTCTTTGAGTGTCGCCTGAATCGTATCATCCACCCTGGCATTTCCAAGAGATAGTCTGTATTTTTTAAGTTCTGACATATCAACTGAAATCATGGATGAACAGCCGCCCTTTCAAGTGATACCTGGGCCGTATATTGATAAACTTTTGGGAGGCTTGAATTCTGAAATGTATCCGTGCGGCCATCATCCCATT